CAACAGTTATGGTGTAATCTCCAACGAGAGCAGAAAAAGTGCTTGTTAAATACCCACCAGCACCGCCGCCGCCGCCCTGCCGATAGTCTAAATCTTTACCTTCACCGCCACCACCTCCACCAGCAATTACAAGGTATTCCATATCACCGCCACTAGATACAGAGAATGCTCCAGAACTTGTAAAGGTGTGAATTGTGTAATCACCAGATGTAGTTACTGTACCACCAGTTGCTGAAATTGTAGGTGTGCCAGCTACCGTGCCAAACCCAAGAACTGCATAACCAAAACTCATGTCAAGCTCCTACGCATCATTAGCTGCATCGGTAGTAAAGAACAGTTTAACGCCCAGTAAACGAGACACGCCAGTAAATGTATCGCCTCCCGCATTAGCATCCCTGAAGATTTGAAAGTAAGATTGCGTATCTACCGCAGCATTTGTAATAGTCACGTCTCCGCTAACAGCAGAAACCTGCTGATCTTCCACAGTGCCTATCCCTGCGTCTGTAACAGTCACTGCTGTGCCAAACGCAACATCTATCGTTGCACCATCGGCAACCGAAACGCCTTGCAATCCCCATATGCAATCCCCAGTATCTGTGGTGCTAGGTGTCCAAAATACTTGAAACTTTACCGTGCCTTCATTCCAACTTTTTGGAAATGCGATTGAGAACTGTGCAAAGTCATCTGCATCGGCTGCAAAATCTAAGACTTTCATATCAGGGCGCAACGCCGTTGTCTCAACTTGCGTTAACGCAGAACAACCATTTGTTGTGCTTGGATACATTGCAGCGGCAGGAATCCAAATTGTTTCCAAGCCAGCCGTCTTAGCTACTTTTCCGCTTAGTTGGTTTATCTCTGCACCCGTTGCAGTAATAGTTGTTGCCCCAAGAGTTAGCCCCTGCGTGGTAATAGACAGGACATTGTTATTACCCTGATCTAATATGCATATAGGCACCCAACCGGTATTAGCTTCATTACGTAACTTTAAAGTATTAGTATCTGTTTCATACCACCATTGATTGGCATACTTTGTGGCTGGTTCGGCATCGCCTGACGAATTTGACGCCAGCGCAACCAGCGCATTATTCAAGTCTGTCCTAGTAGCAGGGAAACTTTGATTAGCAATGTTAAAGTCATGTTGCGACATTACGTTAGTTCCTTTCCGTAGCCCTTAGCTACATAGTCTAGGGTCACTGCATTGGTGCTTGCTGATCCCCCAGTAAAAGTGTTTATAGTAAACCCAGTTCGGGTCTTGTTTGTTATTGTATATCTATCACCATCAGTTAAGTTAGCTAGGGATAGACCTATAGCTGGTGTAACGACGAAGGCATCATCAAAAGTGACATTAGTTGTCCCTGTAAACACTATATCACTGCCAGAAACAACCCTATCCTGCATATCTATTGTTGCCGACAAAGCACTTACTACAGGAGTAACATTAGTATCTGTGGATGATAATACTAGCCTAAACTCAAAGGCTCTGGCAGCTATATCAGATACAGAGAATGCTTGCCAATCAGACCATGTGGGCGTACCTGTAGGGTCATCGTCTGTATGCCTTAACTGTAGTGAAACAGAGGTGTCACCAAAGGCTGTAGGGTCTCCATCAAACACACCTGATCTAGCATCAAATAGTCCCGTAGCACTATCAAATAGGTCTGTCCTATCAAACCTTGTACTTGTGAAGGAGAAGTTTAAGCGGCTTGTGTACTTTTGTCCTAAGTCAAGGTCGTTGCTAAAGTAGTATATGCCAGAAGATGCGTAACCTGTAAAGTCATCAAACAGCCCAGACCTATCATCAAAGTTACCCGTAGCATCATCAAACAGGGGTATCGTAGCTAACTCTAAGCTGTCATCATCATTTATTAGCACATTAGACTTAACACCAGCAAAGGATGGGTTCTCTGTTAGTGTGGCTACAACATTAAGGTCTCCAATACCTATAGAGGTAACGACAAAGACAGCAGGGTTATCAGACTCATTAGCACCGCTTGTAGTCTCATCTACAGCCTTAATGAAGTATGTACCTACACCAGCATTTTGCAAAGCAAGGGTACTGCTGCCAACAGGTACTTGTGCTATGTTCTCAGCCTCTGAATATACTGCACCGCTAGTTAAGTGGGAATACCTAATGACATAGTGGGCTAAGTCTAAGTCAGATACTGGTGTCCAGCTTAAGAACAGGTTACTTCCAACTACGTTACCATCAAAGTTAGTTACATCTGCTGGTGTTAGGCCCAAGGCTTCTACAAAGTAGTTGCTTATAGTGTTAAAGTCACCATGAACACCAAGAGAGTTAGTAGCCCTAGCCCTTATGTCATAGAAGGCATCCTCTACACCAACTACTTCAACCCTGTCTGTACCAACAAAGGCACCCATAGTTGCAAGGGAAGTATAGTTAGTGTCTCCTGTCTTTCTGAATTGTACCTCTGCTGTATCTATCAGAGTACTTGTGTTGTTTATATCAATTAGCAGAACACCAAGAGTCTTACCTTTAACTCTTCTTAATTCAGTACTGAGATTAATGCCAAGGTTAGGGACTTCAAAGGGGGACAACAAAGTAGTATTATCTCTTTCGTAGACTATACCATCGTCAACTTCATCAAAGACACTTTCAGATATTTCCTTTAGGGTCATTTCTACTTGGAGGTCGTACTCATTCTGTAGTCCAAATGTCCAAGAGACAACTTCAAACTCTTTGTTAGTCCAACCAAGTCTGGTATTAGTGATCCTTACATTGTCTCCTGTCTGTACTTGAAAAGCCCTGAGACCAAAGGATGCTTGGAACTGTAGCTGTTGCCTATTACGCTCAAGCATAATTCTAGCTATACGCCTAGATTCTATTGAGTTGTCTGTAAAGGGTAAGTCCATGTCTAAGGTAGACTCTAATCCACCATCAGTAGTAACAAAGGCAGCGTTAGTTACAGGTGGGAAGTCTGTCACTTGCCAGTTACTTTCGTCCCCCCTAAACGTACCATTAACTGTGTTGAAGTTATCTCTGCGAGAGTGTCTAGTAGCTAGGCTTATACCTGACCTAAGATCGTCTTCATTAAGGTCTAGTACAGTAGAGGTCCACTTAGCAGCCTTTACGTTCCATGCACCTTGAGTATACCACAGGGTAGCCCCCATAGACGTTATAAGCCCTTCTAAGAGGTCCTGTGGTGTAGTTCCTGTGGTGAAGGCACCATTAGCTGTATACCGTGTTGTACCAGCATCTGTGCTAGTCTCGTCACATATGTTAGCGGCAGTGGTAAAGGCGGTATCATTTATGTTAGCGGCAGCTTCACCTAACCCGTACCCTGTAGCTGTCAGATAGTCTCTTACACATAGAGCAGGGTTATCAGACCAAGCGGTAGTAGAGGTTCTAGGATCGTATACCTTCTTACCTTTAATGACAGCGGTAATCTCAGGTACACCATTAGGGAAGGCATCTGTATCATAAGTCAACTTAACATACAGGTAAGCAATACCACGAAGTCTATGGTTCCCTGTCCAACCAGACACAGCACTAACTAGACTACTATCGGCAGCTTGATCTGCTGTACCTAAGTGTTCCTTGATTGTGACTAGACCACTATAACGACTAGGAGAGGTAACATTACCACTACCGTCTATAGTTGCTACTTCATCGTTAATGTATATCTGCTCAAAAGAAGTTATCTCATGTCCAGCAAAGGCTATCACTCTATGTAGGTCTACGTTATCTGTACCTGTAGTACCATCAAATACCCTAACACCAGCGGTCTTCATCTTACCATATATGACCTGATGGTCTAAGGCTGAACCTGTTTGTGTTACATTATAACCTCTGTTAGACTTACCACCAAAGTTACTTATGTCTTTAGGCTTAGGTGCCAAGGCACTCATGGCTATGCCTAAACCAGCGTGTACTAAAAAACTTTTTACAAAGAACTCACTAAAACCAAAGGCATACTTGCCAAGAATTGCTTTTCCAGCAACAAGTGAGCCTATGCCAGCAGTAATAGCGCCAATAACAACAGCCTTGAAGATACCTTTAAAACTAAGACCCATTCGTATTCTTCCTAACTAGCAGTTCTGCCCCAAACAATTTCTTTATCTTGTAGGTCTTCGATAAAGTCTAATCCAAGGTCTCCGGGATATACTGACTTCTGATAAGCAGAAGTGTACCTAGCAACTCTTGGTCTCTCTAGGTCTATTAGTTTGTTCTCTACAGTTAGTTCTATAGTAGCTGTATCAGGATTTTCCTGTATGTTCATCTGATCCATGTAACCAGAAAACACTTGGGTTAGGGCTGTAGTGTCTGAGGTAATACCAAAGTATATGTTACATACTCTGCCTTGGTATGGCTGTGTAATAGCTAGTGAAACTACCTCAGAGGTCATACCACTAAGAGTAATATTTGCACCCCTAACAGATAAATCAGATGCCTCTTGTACCTCAGATATGTTTAGTAAGTTGCCTGATCCTGTCCAAGTGTGACCACCGTAAGAAAGGTCTCCTACCCCTGTCCACAACCTAAGTTCATTAGGACTATCAAAGAGTAGTTCTACAGCAAAGAAGGGGTTGATGACATCATCGTCTAGGGCATTAAGTACTACTGAGGGAATAGTCCTAGTCATTATGTTATCACCTCTACAGCCTCAAAGGAGATACCATAGGTACTAGAGTTACCTATCTGCCAATCTTGTACATTACTTGTTAGTCTAAAGACACCCTTAGCGTTGTCTACAGTTACAGCAGCACCAGAGTAAGTAGCCTTAAGATTAGGCCAAATGTCTACTGATCCTGTAGCTGATACGTCTGCTAGGACTTTATGTAGTTTAGATGTACTAGACGTTCCTAATTGTATGTAATCCCCAGCTTTAAGTGTTGTTCCGTCAGAGATAGTAATGGTTACAGATGAGGCACCAGCAGTACCCGTAGCTGTAAGAGAACTGTCAGTAGCTGTACCTCTAGGTTCTGTGCAGTTAGGATCGCCTAAGAGAAAGGTATGCACTGGTCCCTGTAACGACAACAAGAAGGCTACCCAAGGCTCACCTAAGTCTCTGCGTACAGGTGGTATAGTAACTGAGGCTTTCCATGCTTGACCTGTGTGTTGTACTATCTGTTGTTTATAAGTGAAGGGAGACTCAGAGGTGGCAACAGCATTCATAGCACTAAGAGTTATTTGTGCAAAGCCTATATCAGTTGGTGCAGTCTTTAGTGCCATGAGGTTTCCTTACCCAAATGCCTGTTTCATCTGACCACCCCTACGACGATCATCTAGTATTTGCTTCTTAGTCATGTTAGCGATAGCTGGGGCTTGTTGTGCTATGATCTTCTTAACACTCTCGTCACCGTTAGCTTGAAAGTTAAAGTTCTGATGAATAATAACGTCACCAGCACCACCTTCTGCCTGTACACCTAGCTTACCATCTTTACCCCTTTTCAAAGGCATAATAGCTTCTGGGCCAGCTTCTCCCATTAGACCTGTACGACCTGCACTCATAGGGAAGGTAGTTGGAGAACCTACGACACCACCATCAGCATAAGGTACTATGTTACCACCAGAGAAAGCATTACCATTAGCATTAGGCACTTGAGGTAGATAAGGATTTATAGCAGCACTAATCATACCCGTGATCTGTTTAACAACATAGATTTGATACAACTCAGCAATGATAGCCCTAGCCATATCTTTAAAGGCATCTTTAACTGACTTAGTGCCGTCTACTATAGAGGTAAGTGCATCGCCCATACTGTTAGCTATGGTGTCTGCTAAGTCTTTCTGTGCTTGTCTCTGTTCCTCAAATACCTTAGTTAATTCTTCCTGTTTAGCTACGTCCTCAGCTAAGGCACGAAGGTCTTCTTCTTTAGCTTTCTTATCAGCGTCCCTATTCTGGAACTGAAGTTGCATAAAGATTTCTTGTTCCCGACGAGACTGACCCTCTAATCCAAACAAAGCTTTACTTAACTCTATCTGTCTTTCCAGAGCCTTGATTGGGCCTTCCATAGTTTTTGGTTCTTTGCCTTTTGGCCCTTTTGGGGCTTTAGGAGGCTTGGCTTTAGTACCTGCAACTCTGCTTTGTCCATAGGCTTGATATGTTAAGAACATCTGATACTCTGCGTCTGCCATAGTGACAAGGTTAGCTGATATTTTTTCACTAACTTTTAACTGTCTGTCTTTTTCCTCAGTAATCTTTTTGTTCATGTTGTAAGAGAGAATAAGACCATCATATATAGCCATTTCTACCTTTAGGTTCTTTCCTAATAT